GACCAGCAGGGCTTCTCGGCTAATGGCAGGCTACGAGCAATACATCCCACCGGGCCTGCGAGGCCCACTCCGCGACATATTCGGCATGGCCCGCGTGACGGGCGAGGGCGCCGCCGGCATTCTTGGCGCCGTCCAGCAAGATCCGCTGGCAGTTAACCAGGCAATCGGCGAGAGCATGATCGGCGGCATCCGGTCCATGGCCACCGATCCAGTCGGCACCGTGCGGGGCGTCGTGAGCGACACCGCCGGCACCGTGCAGCGCGCTTTGACAAATACGGCGGTGGACTACCTGCCGGAGGGCGTAACGCTGGCCACCGCCACCCCGGATCAGATCAAGGCGGCCAACGACGCGCGCTACGCTGACCTTGCTTCAACCGCTGCGATGGCAGTTCCCGGAGCCAAGGCATTAAGGGCAGGCGCAAGAGCGGCTGGCGACGTTGACGTCTCCGGGCTTGCTGCCGACGCGACATACGCCGGCCGGTCAATCGCGCAAGGCGATCCGCGCGGCCTGATCGAGGCATTCCAGCGCGGAGGTGAGGGTGAAAGCCTGAGCGCTGCGAAAAACACGCAGATTATGCGCGGCTCTGATTACTTCGATGCACCCCGTGTCGGCGGAGGTCGGGCCAAAGACCCAGCGTTATTCACACCGTTTTCGCAAAATGTTAAGCAGAAGACAGCTCCCTACGATTGGGAGGTGGAGACAAACCTCGTCGACGCTGGATATACGGCGCCAGCGCTAGTGACGCCATCTTACTTTGAAGGCGACGACATGTATTTTCTTGCTGGTGATCGTACAGCGGGTGGCCGAGATGTAACTCGTGTCGGTGAGAGAAAGCTGCGGCGACCTGTCCGCCTCGAGGCTGGCGCGGAGTATATGGACACAGATCAGGTCTGGGGATCGCATTCTGGCGTTATGAAGCCAAAGCAAAATGTTTTTTCAGATCCGGAGAATGAGGGTCGCAAAATTCGCGTGGGGTTCAGCCCAATGGGCGAGCGCTCTGGTGACTTTGCCAAGCATCAGGGTCAGCTTTATTCTGAAATGATGTATTCCTCCGAGATGCCAGGAAAGACGGTTAAGCAGGTAAACACTGAGCTCAAGTCGATTGTAGGAAAGTTTAGGCAAAAAGCTCTTGATAAAACTAACAAGCAGCGCGAGAAAGACGGCCTGAGACCACTTACTCGCGTCACGCTGTCTGACATCCCGAGCGTGAATAGTCCGGAGTTTAGGGAATGGTTCGACACCCAGTCTCCAGAGCAAGTGAGGAAGCCTTTTCTCCAGCGCATGGATCAGTCTGACATGAAGAAGCTGCCAGGGTTGCCAGATGTCGGAGAGATGCGTTTTGCCGCTACAAATCCGGATCTAGTGCAGTCTCCGAGCTTTAGCTCTGGGTATAGGTTTGCAACGCCTGATATTGAGCGCGGATTGATCCCAGCAAAGCATTCTTCCTATGACACAGGCTTGGGTAAGATGCCCGGCACAGGATCTCAGACATTCGGTGCAGACGTGCCGTGGACTATATCTGCCCGCGACACTGCGCTGCCACGACTGGCAGCGGCAGCCTTGGAGAAGGGCACGTTTTACCCTGGCCAAAATATGCCATTCTCTGGCCGAGCATACGCGCTCCCATCCGATCAGCGCGTCTTCACGATGAACCCGAAGACCAAGCAAAAGATGGACGCGCAATATGTCGAAGAGGCGTCAACCTACCTTGACCGCCTACAGCGGGGCGGCATAGAAGACGCAACTCAATATGAGATGAACCTGATCGAAGCATACTTGAGGGGGCTTTAAAAGTTGCGCTCTTGCTCAATTATATCTTCGATGATCTCAACCACGTTTTTCGGCAGATCACCCTCGCGGTCTAGTAGCATAAACGCAAGTGAGTATATTCCGGCGCGAAGCGGATCTGTGAGGTCTAATTCGTTATCTGTATTATTGTCGGTCATAGTGCTATTCTCCCAATTAAACTCTGAACAGTTAACACAGTGTTAGGCAAAGCGCAAGAAGGGCCACAAGATGGACTATGAGATAAACGAAATGGCCTCCGAGCTCGAGGCTGAACTGAACCCAGACGTCATGGACGACCAGGAGTTGCAAGGCATCGTCGGCAACGAGATAGACGACGCAGTCGACTTCATCGACAACTGGATCTCTCCGATCCGCTCCACGGCGACGCAATACTACCGGGGCGACCCGTTTGGCGACGAGGAAGAGGGCCGCAGTCAAGTGGTGAGCATGGACGTACGGGATACCGTACAGGCGATCATCCCGTCTCTGATGCGTATCTTCAACGGGTCCGACCGCACGGTTGAATATGTCCCGCAAAACGCGGAAGACGTGCCGGCGGCAAAGCAGGCCACCGAATACGCGAATTTCATCATCAACCGCGACAACCGCGGCTTCTTGGAAATGCACAGCGCGTTCATGGACGCCCTGGTGCGTAAGGTCGGCATCATCAAGTGCTACTGGGAAGACAAGACAGAGTTTGAGACGATTGAATACACCGGCGTCGACGACAACGCCCTGGCGGCCCTCATGGCCGACCCGGCCGCCGAAGTCGACATCACAGTGAGCACGCCCATGGGTGAGCCGCAGATCGACCCCATGAGTGGTCAGATCATCCCGCCGCCCATGGCCCACGACCTGCGCGTGACCTACACGCATCCCGACGGCCGTGTGAAGGTTGAGGCGCTTCCGCCGGAGGAGTTCTTGATCTCGCGCGAAGCGAAATCTGTAGAGGACGCCGACTACGTTGCGCACCGCCGCATCGTCACCGTGTCCGAGCTTGTAGCTATGGGCTACGATTACGACGACGTGTACAATCTCTCGTCAGACCACGATGACATGGACACCAACGTCGAGCGCAACACGCGCAACCCGGCGCTGACCAACGAGATGAATTCACGCAGCGATCCGGCGATGCGTAAGGTGCTTTACGTTGAGAACTACATCCGCGTGGATTACGACGGAGACGGCATCGCGGAGCTGCGCAAGATCTGCACCGGCGGTGACGGCAACGTCATCCTGAACAACGAGCCCTGCGCGATGGCGCCATTCGCCACGCTCTGCCCAGATCCCGAGCCGCACGACTTCTTCGGCCTGAGCATTTTTGACGCTGTGGCTGACATCCAGCGGATCAAGTCAGTCGTCATGCGTAACTCCCTGGACAGCCTAAGCCTCAGTATTCACCCAAGAATTGCTGTTGTCGAAGGCATGGTGAATATGGACGACGCCATGAACACAGAGATGGGTTCAATCGTCCGCCAGCGCGCCCCAGGCTCAGTCCAGCAGCTGACCGTGCCATTCGTCGGTCAGCAGGCGTTCCCGGTCCTGCAATACATGGACGAGGTTAAGGAGGCCCGCACGGGCATCTCCAAGGCGTCCATGGGCTTAGACGCCGGCGCCCTACAGTCAAGCACTGCGACAGCCGTGGCAGCCACTGTAAGCGCCGCACAGCAGCACATTGAGATGATCGCTAGGGTATTCGCTGAGACGGGCATTAAGCGCCTATACGAGCTTGTCCTGCACAACATCACCACGCACCAAGACAAGGCGCGCATGATCCGACTAAACAACGATTTCGTGGAAATGGACCCCAGAATATGGTCATCTAATATGGACGTCTCAGTTAACGTAGCCTTGGGCCGCGGCACTGACACCGAGCGGATGATGATGCTGCGCCAGATCGGAGAGATGCAGAAGGAAGCCATGTCGACCATGGGGCCACAGAACCCGTTGACCGACATCTCCAAGTTGAGCAACACGCTCAAGGAGATGACGTTGCTGGCCGGCTTCAAGGACACGTCGCAGTTCTGGAGCGATCCGGCGAAGTTCCAGCCGCCACCGCCAGACAACAAGCCCGACATCAACGAGCAGCTGATCCAAGTTCAGATCCAGCAGATCCAGTCGGACATGCAGAAGAAGGCGGCCGAGCTGCAACTGAAGCGCGAGCAGATGATTATGGAAGACGATCGCAAACGCGACGAGCTGGAGGCCGACATCCGCGTCAAAGCCGAAGAGCTGAAGGCCAAGTACGGCACGCAGCTTGACGTCGCCCAAATCCGGGCTGACATGGCGATCAACCGCGAAGTGATGAAGGCCCAGGCTGACATAATCACGGAGGCCGCGCGTGAAGACTAAGCAGCAGATCATCACAGACGGCAAGCAGGCAGAGCGCCTGCTCGCCGACACGGATTTGCTTCGGTTTCTTGAGGAAGCCGAGGCGGATTGCTGGACGCAGTTCAAGGCAACTGGCCCCAGTGACACCGACAGCCGCGAGGCTGTTTACATGAAGTTGCGCGGAATTGACATGGTCCGCCAGTCGCTGCGCAGCATGGTTGATAACGCTACTATTGAAATGAAGATGAAAAAGTAGCATAATGGAGAAGTAAGAGATGTCAGACAACAGCACCCCGCAAGGGACTGACCTGTACAGCGCTCAGAATGCAATCAGAAGTATGCTCGCGCCCCAAGAGGATAACGTGACGACAGATGATGCGCTTGAGGCAGAAGCCGCGCAAGTGGATGACGCCGAAATGCCGGATGGCCAAGAGGAAGAGTATGAGGCGCAAGCTGACAACTCTCCCGTTGAGGGGTCTGAAAGCGATCTGGACGACGATGAAGACGGTGACGGCGACGGATATGGAACCCTCGATTTATCCACGACCTTAGAGGTCGACGGTGAGGAGAAAACCATTGAAGAGCTGCGCAGCGGGTTTCTTCGGCAGAAGGACTACACGCGAAAAACTCAGGAGCTCGCCGAAAACCGAAAGGCTATGGAAGCGCAGTATCAGGAGATTGAGCGTGAGCGTGCTGAATATGCGCAACTTCTGCCAGCAATGGCGGAGCGCATTCAACAGGCAGCGGAACAGGAGCCGGACTGGGACACTCTGTATGACACAGACCCCGTGATGGCAGCGAAGGCAGAACGCCAGTGGCGGAAGGAGCAGGAGGGGCGCGTTGCGCAACTTCAGGCCGTCCAAGCTGAGCAGCAACGGATGCAACAGATTGAAGCGCAGAAGCAGCAGCAGATGCAGCAATCGTATTTGGAGCAGCAGCGTCATATATTGCCTGACATCATACCCGAGTGGCGTGACAAGAAAGTCGCGGCCACGGAAGCAACCCAGATACGGGACTTCCTCCTCGGCGAAGGTTTCAGCGAGCAAGACGTGAGCGGGATGTCAAATGCAACGCTTGTGAAATTAGCGAGGAAGGCGATGTTATATGATCGTGGAGAAACGCGGGCCAACGAGGTTAAAGCTAAACCTAAAAAGCCGCGCGCCAAGATACTGAAGTCGGGTTCCAGAGCGTCACAGCCTAAACGCACCTCAGCAGCACAGGAAGCGCAGAACCGCGCACGGAAAACTGGTCGCGTCAACGACGCAGCGGCCGCAATCAAAGCCTTGCTATAGGAGCATAAACTATGACTATCATTGCAAACACCTTTACGTCTTTTGACGCCAAGGGTATCCGGGAAGAATTAGCCAATGTTATCAGTAACATAGCCCCCGAAGAAACACCCTTCACATCCAACGTCGGTTCCGAAAATGTGTCCAACACATTCTTCGAGTGGCAGTTGGATGACTTGTCCAGTGTTGACGTCACTCCAGTAATTGACGGCGACGATGTTGCATCATTTGACGCAACCACCGCCACAGTCCGCGTGGGTAACTACACGCAGATCCGTCGTCGTTCAATGGTTATCGCTGACAACCTTGGCTTCCAAGATCTTGCCGGCCGTAACGACGAAGTCGCGTATCAGCTTGCCAAGCGTGGTAAAGAAATCAAGCGCGACTTGGAAACAATCTACACAGGCAACACAGCCCGTTCCGCCGGCTCAGCATCTGCTGGCCGCGTAACTGCTGGCCTGGGTGCGTGGGTTGCGACCAACGTCAACAAAGCTGGCGACGGCACCAACCCAACTGCGGTTGACGGTTCCGACGCCCGTAACGACGGCACGCAGCGTGACTTTACTGAAGCCATGTTGAAAGACGTGATGCAGCAGGCGTACACATCCGGCGGCAATCCATCCGTTCTGATGGTTGGCCCATTCAACAAAACTGTTGTTTCTGGCTTCGCAGGCATCGCGGCGCAGCGCTACCAAGCCCCAACTGATGGACCAACAACCATCATCGGTGCAGCTGATGTTTATCTCAGTGATTTCGGGGCCTTAACTGTGGTGCCGAACCGCTTTAGCCGGGAAAGAGACGCCTGGTGCCTGGATACTGAGTACGCGTCAATCGCAACTCTGCGTCCGATCCAAGCTGTGGATCTTGCCAAAACAGGCGACGCAGAGAAGAAAATGCTCATCTGCGAAACTGGCCTCAAGGTATCCAACGAAAAGGCCCACGGCCTGATCGCTGACTTGAACGTATCGTAAGTATGGTGGGGCGGCTTCGGTCGCCCCATTCACTCTGGAGGTAAAGATGAAAAGACTTTTTAGCCGAGACGAAGCCGCCGGGATCACGCGGTACTGGCACGTCAAGCAGAACGGCGAATACGTTATTGAGACCGTGCAGGACAGCACAAAAATCATCGAAGCAAACAAGCGCTCGTACAACGACGTGTCGGGTAAATTCGGGGAACACGCCAAGGTGGCCTCCATCCCGCTTTCCGTGTATTATGAGCTGAAGAAGCAAGGCATCGCTGACGATCCGAAAGCCCTACGCAAGTGGCTAAACCAGTCGGAAAATCGGGCGTTTCGCACTCGAGAAGGTACACTGTAATGGCGATCACAACGTATGACGAGCTCAAGGCATCCATCGCCGGCTGGCTGAACCGAGACGACCTGACGGCGGTCATACCAGACTTTATCGCTTTGGCCGAGAGCAGCATCGACCGCGACTTGCGCCACTACAAGATGGTGCAGCGCGCCGACGCCACGCTCGACAGCCGATATGTGCAGGTGCCGGAAGACTGGGTGCAGACGATGCGCTTCACAATTACGTCTGGCAACACGTTCCGCATCGAGGCGACGTCAATCGACGACCTGGCCCAGCTGCGCCAGGAAAACAACAACCAGCCTGGCCGGCCTCGCCTTTACGCCAATGTGGGCCACGAGATCGAGGTATTCCCAACGCCAGACACCGAATACGATATGCAGTTAATGTATTTTGGCAAAACCCCAGCGCTGAGCGCCTCCAACCCATACAACTGGCTTTTGCAGGACGCCCCAGACGCCTACCTATACGGCGCCCTGGTGCAGTCGGCTCCATATCTAAACGATGACGCTCGGACGCAGGTTTGGGCGTCGCTCTACTCAAACGCGATACAGTCGCTGCAAAAGTCGTCCGACGAAACAAGATCCGCCGGCTCTGGCCTCCGAATGCGGACGTCTGGCTATTAAATTAATATTGGTGTATGATCGCGCCAGATATATCTAACGGAGCATAGCATGAGCTTTTCAAATTACTTAGAAACCGAAATCCTGGATTTCGCGTTCACAACAGGCACCGCCACCCGACCAACTGCTTGGTACATTGCGTTGTACACTGCGCCGCCAAGTGACAGTGGAGGTGGCACTGAAGTATCAACTGGGGGTTACGCCCGTCAGTCCGTGACGTTCTCCGTATCAGGTGACACTGCCTCGAACACTGGTGCCGTTGAGTTCCCAACTGCTACAGCGTCTTATGGGACCGTTACGCACGTTGGTGTTTTTGACGCCAGCTCTTCTGGTAACTTGCTCGCCTTCTCAGCTCTTAACGTGTCTAAGGCAATCGACACTGGCGATGTATTCCGCATCCCAACTGGCGACTTAGACATTACGCTAGACTAATCATGGTGGGTTACGGTTCAAGTAATTTTGGCACCCGGCTATTTGGGTTTGACGGCACCGTAAAAGATGCCGCCGCTCAAGTAACCGCAAGTGCGTCTTTTGCTTCCGTAGCCTTCAAAACAGCTGCGGGTGTTTCCGCAATATCATCAACAGCAGGTGTAACGGCCAGCGGCCTAAAAGTTCTTGACGGGTCGGCAAGTGTCGCGGCAACGTCAACTGGCTCCGCCGCTGCTGATGTTATTGTTGACGCCGCAGCTACAATTTCTGCTGTTTCTTCAGCAGACGCAACAGCGGAAAAAGAATTCCGCTTTACTGTTTTGATAACTGCAACCGGGACTATGGCAACGGTGGGCGTCAAAAACGCATCGGCGTCAATGACAATTTCTCCGCAGCTTACGGTTACGTCTGATAGTTTGCGCGTGAGAGAGGGTTCTGCCGACGCCGTTTCGTCTGCCGCCTTTAGTAGTAACGCCGTGTATGAGGCTGTTGGGGCTTCGCAATGCTCTCCAGTTGTTAATGTTGTAACCGCCGCCGCCGCAACCTATCGCGGTCATGGAGGCATGACTTCATCGTCTCAAACTATCGCCAATGGCCAAATTACGGCCAGAGGTGAGGCGACAGCTTCTGGCAAGTCAACAACAGTTGTGTCCGCACGATACAAGTGGAATGATGCGGCAGACCCGACCACACCGTGGTCTAAAGCAGATTATTTAGAAAGGGCCGCGTAATGGCTGATGGAACTACAACAAACTATAGCTTTGTTAAGCCCGAAGTCGGCGCGTCCGAAGACACTTGGGGAACGAAGTTGAACGCAAACTGGGACAGTGTTGATACTGTTCTTGAGAACATTCAAAATGATGTGGACGTAAAGGCGTCAACAGGCAAGGCCATTGCTATGGCAATCGTTTTCGGTTAAAGGAGAAAATCAATGGCCGCACCAAACGTAGTAAATGTTGCAACAATTACAGGCAAAACTGCCACGGTTGCACTTTCAACAACATCCGCCACAACGCTGGTCAGCAACGCTGCATCCAGCGGCAAGGTGTTTAAGATCAACATGATCCAAATCGCTAACGTCGATGGCACAAACGCCTGTGACGTTACGGTGGACATGCACAGCGCAGCATCTGGAGGCGGCACAGCATACTCGCTTGTTGCCACTGTTTCAGTTGACGCTGACTCATCGCTAGTTGCTCTGGATAAGAATACTGCGATTTACCTTGAGGAAGACCGCTCAATCACAGCAACTGCTGGCACGGCGAGTGACCTTGAAGTGATCGTAAGCTACGAAGAGATCAGCTAATGCGCACCATAGGCAACACACCTGTAGATGGTGAAGTACGGGCTGTTGCCAGTGGTGCATTGGCTAACGGCGACACGGTTGTGGTTAATAGCGATGGGACTGTTAGTGCTGTTTCTGGCGCTTCTGGCGCAGAGGGAACTGCAACTACATATAACTCTGCTGCAACAAAGTATCCTAATCCCGTTTACGATACAGCCAATAATAAAGTTGTTTTCGCCTATAGTGACGATAATGTTGGGAACGCAATAGTTGGGACAATTTCTGGAACGTCTATTTCATTTGGGTCAGAGGTAAGATTTAACCCAACTTTTTCATCTTTGTATGTTGACTCTGTATATGATCCAGACAGCGGCAAAATTGTAATTGTTTATCGTGATGGCGCAACACAAGGCGAGTGTGTCATTGGCACGGTTAGCGGCACATCAATTTCTTTTGGAACGCCAGTTACATTTAATAGCGGGGCAACTACGTGGTGCAAAGTTGCGTACGATACCACAAATAATAAAGTTGTAATCGCTTATAGAGATGATGCGGTAAGCGATGGTCACGCAATAGTCGGAACGGTATCTGGCACGTCTATTAGCTTTGGCTCTGAGGTAGATTTTGAGGCAAGTGGTGTTAGCGTTTCTGGTGGCGATCCTTTAGAAATTGCATTTGACAGCAATTCATCAAAAGTTGTTATTGCTTATCGTGACAGCGGAAATAGTAATTATGGAAGTGCTATTGTCGGGACAGTCAGCGGAACATCAATCAGCTTTGGGACTAAAACTACGTTTGCGTCAGAGGCTGTTGATTG